ACTCATGCAGGTATGGGCCGACTACTGCGCCAGGCCGGCCGCAGTCGCAAGCGTATCCTCTATTCGGGAAAACGCGGTAGCGTAAGGTCTGCTCATGTTGTTCAACCAAAGGACGCGCATAGGTTTGCAAGATCAGAGTGCAGCTTAGAGGGCAGTTGCGCCGCAACCTTAATTTGCTTGCATATCAATACCTTACGGTATGCATTCTGTACTATTAAAGTGCGAGAAGGCATCCGTAAGTGATTGATTTTGTGGTCGATAGGTTTTCCCAATTGTACGGAATTTGCCTACCGCTCAAGCAAGCGGACCGACCATTCCTGAACGTATTCAGCGCCATCCGGCGCGCGCTCCGTGCCGTAAAAAAGCATACCCGTTGACGTCATTGTGACAAGTTGGGCATTCCGCAGCTCCGGAATGAGTGGTCGCCGTTGCTGGTCATTCGGCGCATAGATAGTAGCCTCAGGGCCGCTCCCGCAAATTGCGACCACGAGCTCGCCGCGCACTCCCGGGCTAGCGGAAATCTCCCGATCGTGCAGGCGCCGGCCACGCTCTCGCAATCTTTTGACAATACTGTACATTTATACAGTATAGCAGCAGTATTTGCGCTAGTTCAACACAGTGACATCTCAGGCGTGAGAGTGTTTCCACATGGATAAAAGAACCGACCGCCGTACGGCCATGATGATCGATGCGGCCCTAAACGCCAGAGCTGCGCATAGTGCAGCAAGTGTTGCACGCGCCCTCTTCGAAGCTGGCGTACCGATTGAGATAGCCGTGCGGGTGCTGACGCGACCGAAGGATCGCCGCCAATATCGAATCACACAGCCTGCAACATCTCCGGCGTGACCGTCAGACGCGCCACCTCTCCATGCTCCTCATGGTAGGTAATAGCGATTGCCTGCCGCTCGGAGAACCAGCCGCCGCGGGATGCATGCGCGTCGCGGGCCGCCAGGGTCGAGTGCTGAATCACCTTCATCCCGGAGTGCTCCTTTTCCTCGACGTGATGTCGATGTCCACAGTGGGCGTATCTTTTCGTCGTCTCGCCCCACATCTGCGCGTGCGCTGTGGCGAAGAACAGAGGTAATTGTGGTGGCGCCTTTTTGTGTCCGTGGTGGAACCCGAGCATGACTTTTCCATGCTGGATGACGTAGTACGGCAGCACGGCATCGTTGACCGTTACCCGTGGCTCGTTCTCGTAGAGGATCCCAAACACTTCAGGCAGGACGTTGCCGCTCGTGTATTCGTCGTGGTTACCCTCTCCGCAGACGACATGAACTTCATCATGGGTCTCGAGCGCCATCCTGATGATCGTTCGCATGATACGCACCACAGCACTGATGATCTTGCGCGGCCGGCTGTCAGCATCAAGCAAGTGGCCGTGAGCGGGCGTGACAGACTTGTTCGAATCCTGGTGGACCACATCGCCGAGGAATGTTACAACAGCGCGGCGTGCCTTCGGTGCGGTTGCGATCATGTGCCGGAACGCGCCAATAATCGTTTGCTCTGCGATCGACAGATCCCAATCCGCCCCGCCCTCACGGTGCCAGGCCAGTGCGCCAACGTGCGCGTCGGTCAGCACGAACAGGTTGCACAGCTTCGAATCGGCGTGACCCGGTCCCTTCGTCGGCTTTACCCGCGGAAGTGTCACCCGAGCTTCATCGATAGTGGCTCGAATCGCTTGCAGCCAAGCCTTGAAATCTGGGCTCTGCCGCTCCCAGGTGCGCTCGACCTCTCTGCTTGGCCCGCGCTGTACGGTGACTTTGCCCATGCTGAAGCCTGGGGCCACGCCGCTCTCGAAATGCCCTGGAGCGTAGCCCAGCGCGGCAGCTGCAACCTTTAAGCGCTCGATCGCATCTTGCACCGTGCTCCGCGGCACCCCTAGTTCGCGCGCTGCCGCACGCACGCTACCGAATCGATTTGCCGCCTCGACATATTCCACCTGGCGAGTCGTGGGACCGTACTCGAGCAGCTTCGGGTCGACTATGTTCTGCTTCGTCATGCTGGCCTTTCTGGTTACTGAGCGTCGTTCGCCGCTTTCACGGCGTCGTAGGAAGCGGCGCAGGCTTGGAGTGCAGTGATGGCTTCGTTGCGGGTCGACCGCGCCCATTCAAGATCGCTTGCCACTCGTCCGTCGAGAGTTGCGGTTGCTGGCTCGCCTCCCGAATCCACGCCGGCAACGGTGGCACCTGCAGCTTGTTCGGTTTGAGCAGGATGGCAGGTGCCGGAGATGGCGACTGACAGCCTGCGACGGCCAGCAGCAAGGTCAGACTGGAGAGCAGCCGAATTCGCTTGTTCATGTGTGAGCTCCGATTGAAGTTTGGCCACATCGGCCATTGCATCGGCGAGTTGGGCCTGGGCTTTGTGGACGCGAGCATTTACGTCGGCAAGTGCAGCCTTAGCCTGGCGATCACGCTCCGCGTCGATCTTGTCGCGCCGCGCGGATTCGATGGCGATTCCTGTGTTGATCAAGTGCGAGCGGTAGGCAAGCGCGGCCCCGGCCGATAAGGCGCACAAGACCGCGATGGCGATCCAGCGCGGCACGCCGAGGCGCAAGAGGAGAGCCGCAATCATCTCCCCTCCAGTCCCGCCGCACACACGGCAACGGCATAGATCACGACGACTGCCGCCGTAAATGCACCGATCGCCATGCCGAGAAAGAAGCAGTCAGGCGTGCTCATTTTGTCGGGTCCGGGAAGACCATCTTCAGTACCGCGGAGATGATGCCGCCGAGGCCTGCAGCCTGCCCCCAGTCCATACCGAACCCGAACTTCGAGCCGGTCAGTGCCACTACAAAACCAATCCCCTGCCAGGTGGAAGCCTCGCTCAGACGCGCGGCGAGGTATTGCGCTGCAATGCGGATGCGATCTTTCATGCGATGACCTTTCGTGCGATTTCGAAGTAGGCCAGCCGCTCGGCAAGCCCGTTGGTGCCGCCATTGATGCGGCGGGTGATCTTGACCTGGTCGCCGGCGTCGGCAAGCTCGTTCAGGCCGTGCGTCTTCCAGAACCAAGCGGCCGAGCGGCATGCATACATGGGCTCCTCGAGCAGTTCCGGATAGAGGATCAGATCGAGACCGAGCGCGTCACCACATGCCTTGTAGTTGGTGCGACCCGTGATCTGAATCAGGCCACGTCCCTTGAATCGAACGCCGTCGCCCTTCATCGTGTTCCCGAGGTCGGCGCGGCCTTCGTACGCGGCCCCACTCGCGAGCTCGCGCACGTATCGGAACTGGCCTGACTCGTGGGCGATCTGCGCGATGAATGCCGCCTGGCGTTCCGGTGTGTTGATTACGAATTCCGCCATAGCGATGTTCAGCGGCGCGCAAAACGTGTCGGCGCGCGCGCCGGCGAGGGGCAAGATTCGCTTGAGTTGATTTGCTGTTATGAGGTTCATGCCTTCCCCAGGTGTTGAATGAACCACGCGATCGCCGCACCAATTGTCGATGCCGCGCCGCCGACCACCATGAGCGTCTTCCAGCCTCCGCGGGCCTCCGAGAGGGTAAGCAGCACTTGATCGAGCTTCGCGGTCAGTTGCTGGTTACTCTCTTGAAGGTCCGCCATGCTTCGCGTGAGGTGCCCGACCTCTACTTCTAGGCGGGCGATGTCGATACGCGCTGTCGCAAGCGCTTCTGCCTGTGATTGATCGCTCACGGGTGTCCCATAAAAAAACCCGCCTCGAGGGCGGGTTGGTGGAGGAAGCTGAGGGCCGCATAAAGCGTGCCGGGATCGAAGCGCGCCGGATAGGGCATGCCGAGCGACGCGGCTACAGCCTCCGAGCAGAACCACTTCCGCTTATCGTCGCCAATGGGCTCCACGACGAAGTGCAGATTGCCCATCAAGTCGTAAGCATCGCCCTTGTGCGCGTTGAACCAAGCCAGCGCCGGAGCCTCCATGTGATCGGGCAAGTCGACGAAGTCCCAGAGAGCCGGATCGAAGTCGATCTTCTTGAAGCGCACCCCGCCGTCCATGTAAGACGAGGATGCGGCCTCTTCGCCATCTCGGAACACCAGCTCGACGTGCGAATAGGGGCTGCGCGTCCACCAGCGCACCAAGCGGTTGTAGATGCCCGGAACCCCTGCATGCGTGCCCTTGTAGAACCCTGCGCGAAAGGTCATGGCATCACCATACGATCGCCGCTACCTCTTCCGGCGTGCTCGCCGATGCGAGCTGCGTCTTCAGGGCCTGGGCATGGTTAAAGTTCGCGGTTCCTTGCGCCGTCATCGACGCGTACAAGGCACGGAACGCATCGAGATCCGCTAATGGGATCATCGAGTTGTCGGTCGCTTTCCAGGCGCCAGGGAAGCCAGTCGGGAACGAGCCCGATAGCGCGATGGCGTTTGCGACGCCGTCCAGGTCCGATCGGGACAACGAATCGCAGGCTATCAGCTTGCCCGCGTGCGGGAAGGTGGACAGATTCGCTGCCGCGCGCCATGCGTTAATCTCCTCGTTCTTCGATGCTTTAATCGAGTCCATCGCATCCACGGAGCGCGCCTGGATCTCAGCACTCTCTTCCTCCGTGGCGTCGCGCACGACACCATTGTCCATTACTTGATATGTCATGCTGAACTCCGTTAGCTGTTCTTGACGCCGTACACGAGGACCTTACCGGCCGCGAACGTGTTTCCCGCGCCCCAGTACAGGCGCAATCCGCTGATAGCAGTCGTGTTTGCATAGATTGCTTCGCCGGTTACAACAGTACCGTTGGATTGTCCGCGAGCGCCGTAAGACTTGCTTCTGGTTGTAGACCGCGCATTTCGAATATCGAGAGTCAGCGTAGTCCCGATGCCTGTGGTGGGAACGCTTGAACCATTGCACAGGGTCGTGTTTGACGACGACGACGCGATTGTGCTAGTTGAGACGAAGTTAGCTGTGTAGACGCTATTCGTGTCAACCACGCCGCCAGTTGCAAAGCGCAGGTACAGCGTGTCAGATGCCGACGGAAGAATCCCTAACAGATCGACACGATAGTTGTCATATGTGTCCGAAAACAGGCTCAGGAAATCGATGTTGGTGACAGCGGTTGTAATGTTTGCTGAGCCCAGCAGAGCGAAGCCGCCGCCCGCTGGTCCAATAGGGCCTGTCAAGCCTGTATCGCCCTTGTCACCCGTGCGCGTGAAAGACAGAATAAGGGCATCGGTATCCACAAAGGGGCTCGCCGCGCTGCTTCCGGACGGTGTGACGTAGTAGACACGATAGCCGGTCGGAGCGCCCACTGAGGTGACATTGAACGTCAACCACTTGCTCGCATCGCCTTGTTTAACGAGACGAAGCTGCCCCAACACCGAGCTCGTCGAGCCACTCATAGAATCTAGCAATGTGGTTACGTCGGTGCTCACGTTATTAAGCACGTCGACGTAGATCGCGGTCGCGGCATTCTGCGCCCCGGAAGTCAGAATTCCGATCTTGCCTGCGCCGGGGTCAGTGCTAGCGGCCTGCCCCGTTTTGAACGTGTACGGAATCGCATAGGCCCCGCCGTACGCTATGCTGTTCAGGTTGGCTTGGAGCGCATTCGTCTGAGATCCCCACGTCGGCAGATTGGTCATGAGGTAGGCCATCGCTGCGTCGAACGCGGCTTGATCCATCGTTCGCGCTGGCAGTAGTGTTGGATCGAGCAATGTAGTGATTGCCATTAAACGGTTCCTTGGATTTGCAGGTTCATCGCCGACTGAGTCGGATACTGGATGACGTTCTTAAAGCTGGTGTAGGTGCCGTATAGGCAGGCAGACCCGTACGCCGCCGCGCCAATCCAGGCGACCGGCTTCTGTCGGTAGTTCTCGAGCGATTCGATGACGCTATCGATGTAGACGTTGTCGATGAGTACATCAACGTCCATGATCTTTGCGAAGTTGCGCTTGACGACGTTGCTCGTGCCATCGAAATTGAAGTTGACGGTAGAGTAGTCCTTGATCTCGCGCGACAGCCCGTATTGGGAAAGGCCAACGTCGACGAGCGGGCCAAGCACGGACATACCGCATTTCGCCGTCCCGCCGGGCTTCCGCAGTGTAATTGTCACAAGCCCAGTGTAGTAAGGCGGCAGTTGCACCGACACGGCATAGGACTTCTTGCGGATGCGCTTGAAGCACCAGTTGTAGAAGGAGCTCCCCGAATCCGAAATGATCAGATTTTGGGTTTCTTGATACACCAAACCATCTGTCGGATCGTACGTAGAGACGCGGATATCGCTCGCATCGGCATTGCCGATGTAGACCCCTTGCGCGAGCGCGCTCGGCTGCACCACAACAATGATTTCCTCGGCGTTGCTGGTCTGCGTGTTGTTGTACTGGTCGAACATCGACCAGCGATTCACCATTGTCAGAAGGGGCGTCCAGGAGGTCGTGTCGGTCAGGGCCTTGCCGACGTTGCTCGCGATGAGCGACTGGTACATCAGGTATGTCGCAGGGTCGTAGACAATCGCATTCTGCGCGTATGTTGTCGTGCTGCTGTACGGCGTTTCAGTGATCGGCACGTTCGAAAACACGAGGCCAGCGCCAGAAGCGATGGTGTCCGCAGTACGAGTGACTGCAGCAGTAGTGGTAGGAATATAGCTGGTCGCGCCGGCGCCAGCCTCAACTTGGGCGCCCCAAATCATCCACTGTTCGCCGACTGCGTAGACGCCCCCGGTGGCACCAGCATAAACGTAGAGTGTGTCACCGGGGCTTACGCCATTTGTGACGGTGAGGCTCAGCCTGTACCACCCCCCGCCAACGTCTTCGGACGTACCGACAGCATTGGCCGCCTGCGGGCCGATGAGTGACACGCTGCCATCTGCGTAGTTGACTTGAGCGTAAGCTAGGTCCAACCCGGTCGTGATGTTGTAGAACCCATACGAACGAGCATTCGGCAACGCGGCATTGCCGAACTTAAAAAATATGCTGTACGTCAGCGTGTTACTCGGCGCAACGATTGCGTAGTAAAGAATGCATCCGGATGTTCCCGTCGTGGCGACGAGCGTGCCCGAGCTGGTGCCGTCCGGCGCCGCTCCGGCGTTCGACGTTATGGAAACTAATGTCTTAGCCCAGCCTGTCGCGAAATTTGAGGATTGCGAGATCAAATTCGTGGCGGCAGGCTCTACCAGCGCATATGGCGCCTTTGTCAAATCGCTAGGGTCATACGTCACCGCCAGGGTATTGGCCGGCACCTGTACAAGCGTGCCGGTCCGGTCGTACACGTACTTTACGGACGCGCGCGTGCACGCCACGTCACCCAGGGTGACGGGGTCGATTATCATCATCGGCTTAGCTCACTGCTTTGGTTTGGATGGAGTCGCCGCCGTAGATCACTCGTGTGAGCAGATCGACTGTGGTTTGCAACTGCTTCACCTGGGCGATGTTCTCAGCGCTGTTCTTCTGGCGGAGGTCCGCAAGTTCCTGACGAACAGCCTTTAGCTCGACAAGCAGCGCATCGTTGTTGCTCGCTGGGCTGGTCAATCGACTCATCAGCGACGACGTTTGCTGCGCGTTGAAGATGCGCGCCGGTCCTGTTGCCTCCAGTTCCGGGCCGTTCTCACCGACGATGCGCCAGCCGCCACCGAAGTCACCGCCAGACGCGAAGCCAGGAACCTTCCCATTCGCTTCGGCACTGTTCATCAGCGCATTACCGACGTCCGACCACGACACGCCGTGTTGCAGCTGCGTGAGCCAGTAATTCAGACCCGCAGCATCGGCTGAGCGATGCAACATAGTTTGGTACATGCCTTGCAGCGTCGCCTCTGGAGACGTCGAAATAGCCTTCTGAATGTCGCCTGGAGACACGCCGGCAGCGGCCTGCTGCTGCCAGTACGCCAAGCCAGCGGCATCCGGCGCACGACCAAGCGACGACTGGTAAGCCTTGTTGATGGTCGATGTGGCCGCAACAACAGGATTGGCCTGCGCGGCCATGATCGCCGTCGACAGACCCTGAATCGCTTGATCGATCGACAGCAGAGTGGTGGACTGCCCCTTCAGCACGTCGATCTGGTCCTGCGCTTTCGTCAGCACCGAGTCAAGCGATTTCAGTTGGTCCTGCGCCGTCGCGAGCGCTTTCTGCTCTACCGAAAGCTGATCATCCGTGACCTGACCCAGCGCCGCGATGTCGTTCTGCGTTTTATACAGATCCTTGAGGTAGTCCTGATACGTTTTGAATTGGTCGGTCGACGTCTTCGATACCGCGCTCAAGGCATCCTTAAGGGAGTCCGCATCCGGCAGCGGCCCGCCCGCTTTCGCGATCGCCAGTGCTGCCCGAATTTGCGCCTGGCCAGCCGTGCGCGCCATCGCCTGCTGATCTGGCGACATCATGCTGTTCAGGGTGCTGTGAAGCGACTGAGACAGGCTTTGCAGCTTGCTCACCGCAGCAGTGTGCGCGTCGATAGCCGTCTGGACTGCAGTCTTCTCGCGCTCGACCACCTTCTGCAACACCGAGAACGCACTGTCGACGTCACCAACCAATGTGCCAGCAGAGTCCTTGATCGCCTGGAGTGCGTCGGCTGCGTTCTGAACTGCGGTCGCCGCGTCGTTGGCAGCCGGATGCACCTGCGCGAACGCATCCGCAAGGGCCATCAAGGACGTGAACTCCTTCGCGCCGGCTTCAGTCGTCAGATCGAGAGAGTTGACGACTGCCTTGAACTGATCCCGCGTCTGGATCGACGACAGGCCAAGGCTCGCCATCGCAGCATCAAGCGCTTTCTGCACCGGCGCCAGCTTCTCGGAATCGGTCAGATAGTTCTGTGCGTACGATTGCGCCTGCGACGTCAGCGTCGACGCACTGCCAGCCAGGCTAACCAACTGCTCGCGCGCCTTCGCCGATTCAATGCCCGCGGTACCAAATGCCTCCGCAGCCGTCTTGCCGATAAGCTGCGCGACTTGGTCAGTGGCTTCGAAGTCGCCGGCCAGACGCTCGAGTGTCGCCGATGCAGTCTCGCCAGTCTTGCTGAATTGGTCCAGATTCGGCACTAGCTTCTTCGCGATCTCGTCACCGATTCCGCTGAAAAAGTCCGTGATGGCCTGCTGGTCCTTCGCCGCATCGCCTGTCAGTGCCAGGTTGAAGTCTTTCGAGTAGGTAGATACCCAATCCGCAGACACGCCCAGCGCTTTCGCGAAGCCCGAGGATGTCGACTCGATTGCGGCCAACCCCTGCGTGAACTGGGCCACCATTTGTTCAGTGAACGCCTTGGTGTCCTTCCAGTTACGATCGCTGGTGAACCACCCGCCACCCTGATGCAGATTCTGATAGCTGTTGCCGGCCAGGCTGCTAGCCGTGAGAGTACCTTGAAGGCCTTGAGACTGGACCTCGGTCGAGCCATGTCCGAAGGCGCGGTTGATCAGGCCACCGACAGCACCGCCGATGATCCCGCCAATCGGTCCACCAATTACCGCACCGATTACGGAAGCGATGCTCGTAACCGCTTGGCCATGGTTGATACTGTAGTCACCCGCGATCGCATTGCCGATGTAGTGGCCACCCAGAACACCAGCGCCGTAGCTTGCCGCAGTGCCGACCCCGGTCGCGAAAGCGCCGTTGCTAGCAATTTGCGTCGTCATGCCAGTCTGATACATGCCCGCCTGAACCGCATCCGCCACAGTCGTACCCAGCGCCGAGAACCCGCCGCTAACGGCCTTGTAAAGCGTCGACGCCACCTGTGCTGCACTGATGGCACTTCCAACGCCAGAGCCACTATTCGCGGTGACACCATATGCGTTCGGCTGGCTAGCGATCTCACCGGCGATGGCGGTCGGGCTAATGCCCATGAAGCTACCGACCAACTGCACGATAATCGGCCTAGCGAACATTTTGTAGATCTGGTCGACCACCGACGTCTTGAACGTGGTCACGAGGGACTTCGTGAACGACTGCCAGCCAGCGTTGCCATTGTTCAGCATGTCGGCGAAGCCCTGCTGGAAGACTTGGCCATACTGATCGATCGCCTGCTTCCACTGATCGTAGCGCTGCTGCTTTGCCGCGCCATCGACCACCGCTGCAGCACGCTCACGGATCGCCGCTGCCTCGTCGCGTATGCGTTGCGCGCGCTCGCCGGTGAGGTCGAGTCCTTCAGCCGTAACGGATTCTGCATCCTTGCGCGCTGCCGCCTCTTCAAGGTGCGCCGCGGTCAATGCGGCCACCTGGGTTTGGCTCAGGCCGATTTGTTCGTTGTAGTCAATTTGGGCTTGGGTTTGCTGCCGAAGGCTTGCCAACTCAGCCTGCTCACTCTCGATCAAATCAGCCGCGTTGCCAACAGCCTGACGATAGCGCTGCTGCTCGAGCAGGAACAGATCCTCGTCGCGCTTTTTCTGCGCGTTGTCGATCTGGATGCGCAAGTTAGCTACCTTACCGTTGATTTCAGCCTGCTTCTGCGCCATTTGCTCAGCGCTGACCTGACGCTGCCGCTCGACACCCATGAGCCTTTGTTGCGCCGTGATCTGATCGTTGAGATCCTTCACTTGTGCCGCGGCTGCCGCCCTGATCGTGGCCTCGTCGTCTACCTGCCCGCTGCTTTTCAGGAACTGGATATGTTCCTGATCTCGCTGGTTTCGAAGGCTCTGCGCCTCTGCAGCGCGCTCAATGGCTGCCGCCTGGGCATCCAAACTTTGCGCAAACAACTTGCCAGCGGTCGAGCCCGTGTATGTGTCCTTTGCAAGCTTCGACACAACGGCGACGTATTCGCCCTGGCTAATTGCCCCCTTGTCAAGTGCGGCCTTTAATTTCGTAAGGTCATCCAGATACTGCTGGTTCACACCGGCGAGCTGCTGCTGGACAGTGATGAGGTCGAGTGCCGCCTTGCCAGTCGACTCCAAGGTTGCCTTGTATTCCTTATTTTGGTCGACGACCTTCTTGAGGTCAGACAGTTGTCCCTCATAGTCGATGAGTGCGACCGAATCGCCAGACGAGATGCCGGCGCCCTGGGCCTTTAAGTCGTTGATCTTTTGTTGCAGCTCAGCCATGCGCTGAAGCGCGGGGCTGTCTTGAGCGGCATCGATATCGCCATATCGCTGCGCCAACTGAATCCGCTGACGCATTTGCTCGTTTTGCTGCTTTAGGTTGTCGACGATCTCATTGGTAGATTGACCAACGTCCTCTTGCGCTTTACGGGTCGCTTCATCTTGCTTTTCCTTGTACCAGGACCACGCCGTCGCTGCCAGACCGAGCACGGTGATCAGCGCTCCAAGCGGACCGCCAAGGCCACCAATGATCCGTGACGCTGCCGTTGCGCCGAGAGCGGCGGTGCGCTGCGCTACGGTGAGCTGCCCCATGGCGACAGCGTGCGCCTCAGCTGCAGCAGCCGCACGTGCTTGAGCCGGGATAAGGGCGTTGGTGGTCAGCGCTAGCTGCACTTCCCCGGATGCTGCCAGCGTGGCAGCGCGAACCTCAGCCAAGCGGGCATTTGCCAGCAGCGATGCCTGCGCCGTTGCGGTCGCATTCGCCTCGGCCGTCGCAATAGTGGACGCTGCCAACTGCCGATTGGCGGTGAAGGCGCTCGTCGCACTTGAGATGGTACCGTTGAGCCAATTGCCTAGCTTCACTGCGGCGACTGTGGCTGCCGCACCCGCCAGGACGTTAAGATTATTCGCCAGCAGGTTGATGCCGCTGGTAAGCACCGTCACGGCGCCGCTCGACTGGGCTTGTACGCCCGTGAACTCGAGCACGCTGTTCTTTAAGACTACGAAGCTGCCTGCGATAGTTTGAATTTGCCCAGCTTCGCCACGCAGTTGTACGAGAGCCTGAGGGAGCGCCTTAGCCACCACGTCGGCAGTTAATTTTCCCTGCTCAGCCATCGTACGCAAAGCGCCCACTGGGACACCGATGTTGTCGGCTAGCGCCTTCATCAGACGCGGCGCGGACTCGGCGACGCTATTGAACTCATCGCCTCTTAAAGCGCCTGCTGCAAAGGCCTGCGAAAGCTGCAGGATCGCACCCGCGGACTCCTGAGCGCCAGCGCCTGAGATCTTCAGCCCGAGATTTACTGCTTCGGTAATATCGGCTACGCCTTTCTGCGACGTTCCTAGATCTTTTGTTGCGCGAGCGAGAGACGCGTACAGCGAGCCAGTTGCGGCCAAATCCGACTGCGAAGTGTTAGCGATACGCTTGACGTCAGCATAGGCTTGAGCATACTCACTAGTGCTATCTGTCGCGAGGCGCAGTTGGGCCGTGAGCTTCGAGTATTCGTCACTCATCTGGGCTATTTTCGCCAGCCCTACGGCGCTAGCAATACCGGCCAGCGCGTTCTTGGCCATCTCGGCAGCGCGACCCATTGCCGTGGCAGCGTCGCCTACGACCCGGCGAGCGTCATCCATGTCTCTTTGTAGGCGAGCAATATCTGCGCGCAATCTGATTTCGAGATCGCCAACAATCACGTGAGCTCCAATAAAAATGCCACCCGAAGGTGGCAATAAAAAAGCCAGCGCAAGGCTGGCTTCACTTGAGAAGTGGAATCTAAAAAACTATGGCCTGCAATTTCGTGTATGTTTTCGCATCGGCCGTGGCAAGCATCTTTTTCCCGTCCTTAAAGACAGCCACAAATGTCACATCTTTGCCTTTGCCCCCAAGCAGTAGCCCCGCAAGCAGACCCACCGGCCCGAGCAATGTGGCTCCTGCTATGCCCCACCCAAGCGTTCCGCCTACCCGTTTTACCGACTCCTCTGACGCGATTTCAACGGACTCCAGATGATTTTTTAGCACCACGCTGTTTCCAGCACTGAACCCGTCTCCAGGTTGCCATGGGAAAGTAATTACACCGAACCCTAACGATGCCTTCCCTTTTGGGAAGTCTCCAGCATGAATCGTGATTGAGCTCATACCCCCTCCTAGTTGAGAGGGGAAATATTACACCAGTGAAATGCAAAGCACGAAAAGCCCCCATTAGGGGCTCCCGTGCACTACTATCTCGCCGCAGTCGACCAGACCCGGCCATGCCTCGCCATTGCTCAGCCCACCATACCATGCCATCGATGCTTACCGCATCAACCAGCACCCTCATTGAAGATGCTGGCTGCTGTTGTCAGCCCATGCCTTACCGCGGCCCGGCTTACCACGTCTTGCCGTGACACACCGTAGCGCAGCGTACCGCACCGAATAGCGCCCTCGTTAGAAGGCGCTAGACGCTGTTGTCAGCCCATAACCCAGCCTACCTAGCCTCAGCGGACCTAACCATGCCAGACCTTAGCAAACCGAGCTAAGGCCCGCCGCATGATGCTTTCGCATCGAACAGCGCCCCGCGAGCGGGACGCTGGCCGTTACGGCATCCTACTCAATCGACCTATGGAAGCCGCGCAGCATCGCAATGCGCGCGATCGCATCCAGATTTTCCTTCCTCTCAGACTCGGTCAACTCACCAATTCGCACGTTCTTCAGCGTGTTAGCTGCCTTGCGATAAGACCGCTTAGCCTCGCGCTCGAACCGCTCTTGCGCGATCGCAGTTTGCTCGCGCGGCGGCACCAATCGGTACCCCTCGCCGAATACGCTGCTCAAAAAAATCTGATGCTGCTCGAGCAGTTCAGCTCGAAATGCCTCGATGTTTCGAAGCCATTCAAACTGGCGCGCATTCCAGTCGACCGGCAACAGTGGCCTATCATCCTCGAGCTTCTTCATGCCGAAGCGCTCTTCAAGCCACGAGTGCGAAACCACATCGCCCTCTTTGAAGCCGGCTGCGAGGAAGTCCCTTACAGCTTGGCGCCACTCCGGGAGTAGCGACATTTTGTCGTCGTCATCCATAGGCCACCTGAAATCGGCCGAAACGTGGGCGATACTCACAAACACCGATCAGAGCACCAGCATCTGCAATAGCTTTCTTGACTTCACCCTCATTCATGATTTCAGGGTTGAACGCCAACTCTAGTTCGGCAGCCCACTCCATGAACACCGGCCGGTAGCGCATCACTTTTGCAGTGCCGACCTTGACGCCGCGGCAGTCGACGAATCGCGTGTCCTCCCACAGCGCCTCCGGTGTGCGCGGGCCGTCATACAACAATTTCACACGGTCGGTGACGACCAGCGCCCCTCGCTTCCACGCTGTGCCGAGCTTCTGCAACTTGGCGCCGGCCAAAAATGTTGCGTCGAGATTTTGACCTGGCACGTACACGCCGGCCGACTCGCTGTAATACAGCCCACTTATAAATTCGGACCGCGCGATCGCCAGATGGTCCTCATCGGTCTTCTTGCGCTTCGCGGTCAGCGACTTATGCGCCTTTGTCTCGGGCAGCAGTGGATTCGCCAACCGGTCGCTGTGCATCATCAGCGGAGAGGTGCCGATCAACTTCAGTTTTAAGACTTCCATCACATACCCCCATGAATTTCGTTGAGGGCTTGAGTCAACGTCTCCTCGTGGTACGAGTTGACCATGCCATACCGGACGTCGCGGACCTTATCGATCGGGATGTCTTTCTTACGACTGATCGCACCGGCCTTCCTGCCCAGGCGCTGCAGGTCCCGCATCGACAGCTTGATCTCACGCAGCGCGCAGAAGGCAACAGCGGTGAAGAACGAATGTCCGTTTTCGAAGGCAGACTGCTTGACCTCGATACGCTTGATAGCTTCAGCCTGCTCACTCTGCTTCACCTCTATTTGCGTCTGGCGAGCCTTGATTTCGGCGTTCTCGCACATCAATTGCACCAGTGCGCGCTGCTCTGGCGGGAGCATAGCAAGCTGGTCAAATCCTCCTTGTTTGCCAAAATACGACTTTACCAACTGGCGCTGCACATCCCATGCCAGGTCGTCGGTGAAGCTTTTGACCAGCATCGAATAGCCAGTTTCTGTCAGAAGCGTGCCTTTCGGCGTTCGAGGGGCGAATGCTTCGCCGAGCGACTGCGTACGAATTTCGTCCGCAGTCACCTCGTGGTAATCTTCCCCTTCAACCAGCCGAGCCCGATGCTTATTGAAAGTCCGGCGAGCCGTATCTTCCGGGCGACGATGCACCGCGTCCATCATAGCCAGCGTCATCACGCGCTGGCCGCGATACTCGATCGGAGCCAATTCGATGCCGCCAATAGTGATCATGTCGTTCATGCTGCGCCTCCCGCGACCAACTTCAGTTGCGGACGGTGGTGCGGCAGCATCCGTGCGAACTCTCGCGACATAGCGAAAAACGTGTCACGGGCCGTCTTGCTCATGTTGCTGAAGTTGACCAGGAGTTCACGCTGTTGCGCGCTCAGGCCATCATTCGATTGCGCGCCGTTGTCACTTGTGATAGTCTTCATTCCGATTCCTCATTCATCTGTGGATTCACCAAGAGCCCTGATCCTGCCGCCAAGCCGATCAGGGCTTTTTCTTTCCCGCTACGCACTCTGCTTTGCCTCTTCAGCGAGACGCGCATCGGTAAACATCTTGTGGATGAGCCAGTTCACCGATCGCTCTTGAGCGTCGGCCGCTCGCTTCAGCCAGTCTTTATTTGCAGCGCTCGTTCGGATTTGAATCTGAACCGGCGCCGTGACCTGAGACATGTCGCCCTCCTTTCACTGTGTCAATGTCCTGCACTATACTCGCACTTTGCGATGATCGCAACTACATATTATTGAAAATATCGCACTTTGCTAGTACGTTGCGGCAATGAGTACAAAACCACCAAGCCGGACTGCAGAGCAGTTCGTCGTCCGCCTCCCCGAGGGGATGCGCGACCGCATCGCCGAGTCCGCCAAGCTGAACAATCGCTCGATGAACGCGGAAATTGTCGCTCGCCTCGAAGTCTCACTTGCGACCGAAGAAGGCTTTACCGACACCGAAAAGCTATTCTTAGAGGGCGCGCTTTCGGTCATCAGGAATATGCGCGCGCAACGATTAGCCGGTGCGGCGGATGCGAAGAAAAAGGCCGGCTGAAGGTCGCAAAGCCTGGGTAGGAACGCACCGCCACCATCCACGCTAGATGGGGTGCTGATTTCGCGCCCCGTCACTCCTTCTTGTGCATCGCCTCCAGCGCGATCGCATCGAAGGCTTCGATCACCTCCAATTCCCACGCCGTGAACGTCACGCTGTAAAGTGTTTGATACGCCAAGATGTCCTGCGGCGTGATCGGCCCGGGCCCATTCATCGTCATTGAGCGACCGATACCACGGAAGGCGTCCCAGAGTACCCGGCCGAGCCGCGGCCATTGGATGTTAAGCCGCGGATCTCGCTCACCGGTGTTCTTCGCTGCGCGTTGCAAATGGGTGCGTAGCGTTGCGCCGTCACCGAGCCGCGCCGACAGCTCGTACTCGGCGCGGCAGCACTCCGTCAGGCTTTCGCGGAGTCGGCGATAAAAAGCTCGGTCTTGTTGATGCCGGCGCGGACCTGGGTGCGCAGCCATTGCTTCGTCGGGTCGGACAGCAGCGCGCGCACGTTGGTCGACGTGCACTCGACGGGCTGACTGCCGCGGGTGACGTTCCAGCCCAACACCGATGCGACCAGATAGTCGAGCTCGTCCTCCATGTCCTCCAGCGGATCGGACGACGGCATCTTTCCGGTGGCGGAGAACTCGGCGCGTAGTTTGCGGGTGCGCGCCAGGTCGATGCGTTTGCGCGACTCGTGCTCCGGGCTGGCCAGTTCGATGTACGTGCTGGTAGGCTCCTTCGTTTTCGGGTTCACGAGAACCAGACGACCTGTCGGCACGTCGTCAAATGCGTCGATGTCCAGGGAGGCCACCAGTTTGGTCAGCAGATCGGAGGGTTGTGCGGTTGCGTTCATTGTTTTCTCTTTCGCGGAGAGGTTGAAGTATTGCCCGTGCCGGCCGCCGCGCCCGCGAAAGGCGACGGCAGCCGGTCGGTGCCTTGGTTGCCGCTACTGCGGCGAAATGGATCAGTAAGCTGAGTCCTGCACGCTGATGGTCGTCAGATCCTCGGGCTGAGTCGCGCCGCCATCGGTGTTCAGCAGCGCCTGGAACGGGATCGTCTGGATCAGGATCTTTTCGCCATCGTCCTTCGACGCGCCGTTCACCTTGATCCGGTTCATGCTGAACGCGATAAAGTCGGACGCGGCGGTGTTGTCGGCCGTGAAGGCGAGGTATGCGCTGATCTCGGTCTCGTTGTAGAAGGCGTCACGCAGCGCGGTCGAATCGAACTTCGCAGTCACTTGGCCGGTAACGATGACGCGGCCGGTAGCCACTTGGTCCGCGACGTTCGAGCCGATGCCCGGCTCACTCGACTGTGCGCACGAGATCTCGATGCTCGCGCTGGTGATGGTGCCGCCGGTAGCGGCACCTACTTTCACAACACCGTTCACAGCCGCCATCGTGCCCGTGACCGTCACCGCCGTTGGCGACGTGAAGTATTGGGCCGTGCCTGGCGTCGCGTCCCTACCCGTAAACTCGACAGCCACGGTCGCCATGCCTGTAGCCGGCAGCGTGAACGTCACCTTCGAAACCTTGCAGCCGGTGAAAAGGTCGCTTGCGCCAGTCGCGCCGACGTCCGGATGCCAGTGCTCGATCGAGAAGGACTTGTCCGTATGACCGGTCTGCGGGACCATCGTTTTTTTACCGTAGACGGTGAGCGTTGCGCTCGCGATAGGCCCCTCCGCCGTCAGGCTCGATCCGTTCAGCACGATACCGGTCAGGACCGTCGCGGTAATGGCGGTAACCTGGATGTTCTTGTTCAGGTTACTCGCATTGAACGCACCAGCGGTCAGGCGCACCACGTCGCCCAACTTGACACCATCAGTCAGCCACGAGCCGGCTGCACGCGTGAGCGTCCATGCTCCTGCCGTGCCGCCCACCGTAATGGAGGCGCTGGCCACGCTAACTCCGGCAACGAAATCCTTTTTGAGGGCGGCTGCGATGAAGTCGCCGTACGTCTTCGCCGACAGTTCACCACTGATGGACCCGCCGACCTTACGCAGGCCGTGACGGAAGTCCGCGACCTGGAAGTCAGGGCGGATCTCGTTCGATTGATAGGTGTCCTTGGTCAAGTCCAGGGACGACGTCACACGACGCAACGACTGCGCCGACGCGGCGCCCGGCGCCGTACCATAGGTGGTTTCGACTTTGTACGTTACCTGCTTATATACGCCCGAGCCAGTGCCCATGTCTGTTCCTTTTGCGAATGAAAAAAGCCCGCAAGCGGAAGCTGTGCGGGCTCGGGTTGATGATGTTTATGCTGCTAGTTCTGTTCGTAGTACGTGACTTTGAAGTCAATGCTTTGGAAGCTGTTGCCGGCTGGATCATCAAGATCCGGGCCAACCGTATCGCGCACAATGCTGACGACGTTTTCGCCCGCTATCGTGCCGCGCTGGAAGTTGCAGGCACGCCGAACCAACTTGAGCAATGCCTTTACCTCTGGATACGTCTTGCACATCGCTGTAACCTGCACCCTCTCAGTCACAATCGAGAACTCGGCCTGGGCGTCCATTGAGCCGACTGGGGCGCCGCCTATCTCGGTAATTCCCAAGGCTGGCAGCGGCGTACCCGCCTTAACGGTGCCAGCAACGATACGATCTACCGGCACATCCGAGGTAATTTCCGTGGCACCGACAAGCAGTGCGCGGATAATCTTCGCCGTCATCCATCCTCCGGAGCGGGTGTGTTAATACCCTCTTTCGTAAGGCGCTCACGTATCTTCGCAGCCGCAGCAGCAACTGCTGCAGCAGCTGCGGAGTCGAACGCTGGCCGCATAAACGGCTTTGGCTTCGCACCTGGGTGATCTACCTCGTGCACCGTGACGCCACCAAACGAAAGAGCATGGTTCGGCTTGGCCCTGATCTTGTGCGCAGCGGTTCCGAACTCGACCCAGTGCCAATGCGGGGCTTTTTTCCCGCCGGCCTTGAGCGAGGCATAAACCGTGCCGTTCTTTGTTCTGGTCGTGACACGAATGCTGGCCTTCAAGTCGCCATCGTCGACCGGGACGGCTTCTTTGGCTGCAGCCTTAAAGACGTTCGCGCCGGCCCGCATCGCCGCGCGCAGAATGTTGCGCTCCACCTTTACCGGAAGCTGCTGGAGGAACGCGTCAAGCTCACGACCACCGATGATCGCCTGGTCATCCATGGCCGAAACCCTCCAACATGAATTCGACGTGCCGGCGATCATCCAGAAGAGCCGGCCCAGCCTTGATCTTCATTTGTCGGCCACTCTTATCGTGCAGCGTAACGCGCATTTCGGGTGCGATGCGATCATCGATACGGATCCGAAGACGAGTGCGCGTTAGCACAGTGGCGAGGCCATTCGTCGTCGATTCGGCATTGCGACTCGGAAGAATGTCCTGAGCGTTAGCCCAGATGTGATCAGCAATGATGTCCCACTGCTCGGTCTCCGTGCCGTACTCTGGATCCCGGAGAATCGACCGCTGCTCGATCGTCACCTGCTCATCAAGTCGAAACGGCGCGGTCATCCGTACACCTTTTCTCGATCCAGCAAGCGCCCCAGGAACTGGGCGTTTGCATTGGGGTAGTACTCGTTCTCGAGCATGCCGAGGATGTACTGCTTGATCGATGCTGGCACGCTCTGGTCACTTTGGCCGTAGCCACACACGAACTGCACTTCGACGGCGTTAATGCGCGTCGCAGTAGCTGGCCACGCAAGCCCCGGTGCCGGCACGACCCAGCCTGGCTCACTCTTGTCATCGACAAGATAGTCTTGTGGATCGAGGGTCTGCAAAACGCCGTCCGCGTCGTAAAACTTGACGTGATCGACGCTAATCAGTGGCGACTTTGGGAGCTTGATCGCATCCGGGAAGGCGTCGAGAAACACAGCCCAGGTCTGTTGGACGAAGGCTCGCGCCGTCGCGTGCTCGGCGTCTTCCGTGAAGCCCTGAATCTTGTCGGTCAGCTCGGCATCCAGCGAAGTGCCGCTGACTCGCGCAACCCGACGGGCTGCATCGAGTGACACCGCCAACGCGGACGGCGGAGTAATCAATCGTTCAGCCATTGGCGCTTCCTCTAAATTCCTTGTTAGGCCCGGCGCAGGACCGGGCCCGCTCGATTACTGGGCGGTCTTCAGCGACTCGGCGTATGCGACCGCCTCGGGATCGGCATCGACCGTACCGGCCAGTGCCTTTGCCTGCTTCGCATCGATCTCGATGACGTCGTTGGGTTGACCGAGGTCGCACGTAACCA